TCCTATCTTCGGGTTTGAGCTTTGCTATTCCAGAAGGTGTCATTATAAAAAGATTAGCTCTATAGAATTCGTCAAGAGACGTTCCGTAGAACCAGCTATTAAATTCAACCCATTCGTAAAATTCACCTTTCTGTGCCATCATCATAGCCTCATCATAAGTGATAAAGTAATAATCTACCCCATTGAATTCACCTTCTCTTGATGGTCTAGATGTATGCGAAACAGAATAGGTTAGATCTTTCTCTTTAAGTAACCTAACCAGATAATCCTTTCCTGATCCTCCCTTTCCTGCAATTATTATTCTTCTCCAGCTATCTTTCATATCAATCTGTCAGTTTCTGTATTTGAAACACGAGTGATAATAAGGAAACCATAGGGTCTATAACTTGAGTTCTTTGAGCTTGATGATCTGCAACTAATACGATGACAGCAGGAATTATCTTCTTTAATTCAGGCTTATTGTTAATTATCCAATTTATAAACTCTTCACCGAGTGCAGACATTACTTCATCGACCTTACCCTGGTATTCACCTACTATATTTTGATAATTCTTAACCGGATCTTTTGATGTTGTTATGAGGGTATATAAATCCTCGTATGACCAGCCAAGCTCGTTTATTTTTGCAGAATCTACTTTCTTTATACCTTCAATCATCCAGGTTTGAACCTTATTAAGAGCTGATCTAAAATCAGGGTAATAATTCTTCTGAAACTCAACAAGAGATTCTGCATCTATTTCAATCCCGATTTTTCCAAGGATCAATCCTATTCTCTTATTCCATTCTGCTTTTAATTCATCCTCCTCATTACTATTTACCGGGTTGAAATCAATAATTTCGAAACGGCTTTGAATAGCATCAGGAACCTTATTAATATAGTTGCACGTAGCAATGAATCTAGCATTGCCAGCGAACTTTTCTACCGTTCCCCTTAGTGCTTTATAGAATTGGTCGGAAGCTCCGTCAAACTCGTCTAAAATAACTATTTTCTTAGATGATTTTCCGTCCATTACTGAAATAGTAGAACAGAAGTCATTTATTTTTACTCTAATAGTTTCTACCGAGCTCTCGTCGGAGACATTTATAAATATACTAGGATAGCCGTTAGCTAAGATTTTGGCAAGAGTTGTTTTGCCACATCCAGGAGGTCCGCTTAAAAGTACATTATGGCCCAGACCGTTTGTAAAAAGATTTGATATCCTATGCGGAAGTATCATATGTTTAAGCTCCTTTGGTCTAAGCTTTTCTGTTAAAAGTTCTTGTATCATATTGTTTCTATAGTTAAAAAATGAAGTTGTTTCTTAAAATTTCGAAGAAAGATCATCTGCAGAATCTTTATCATGTCTAATGTCTACAAAACGTGGTAAGAAAAGAGATCTATTCTCGTGCTTATCTGTAATAGTGACGTTATATAAAACTGCTGCGATTTTTCCAATGTGTGAATCTGGATCTTTACTTAAAGATTGTAAATCAAGATCAGTGAATCCAGATCCAACCTTAACATTAAGTGTCTTTGAAGCATCAGTCATAATAAATCCTCCAATGTAACCTTCCCTTTTACCTTCTCCTGGATACCATCCAGTAATTTCAAGGTCACATTCATTAACCTCTTTGAACTTGACCCAAGATTTGGATCTTTTGCATTCATAAGCACCGTTGTCTTTACAGATGACACCCTCACCGCCAAGATCTACGATCTTTTTATAAATTGCAGGTACTTCACCAGGATCAGAAAGCTCCCACATCTGAGCCAGCTTAACTGGAGAGTCATCCGATAATCCACTAGTAATTTTTTCTAAAGTGTGTCTTCTATCAATGTACTCTAAAACACCCGATCCTTTATCTAGGGTTACAAGTTCGTCGAAATCAAAAACATTAAATAGGAATCCGCTCTCTATATTAACACTGGCTGTTCCCTTTAGTATTTGTGTAACCTTACCACTAACTGACTTTCTATTTAAGTCCGTTAATTCGCCATCGAAAAACCAATTACCCGATAAGCCTGAGTTTATCATACAAAGTTTTAAATCGAAAGTTATCTTAGGAAAGCAAGAGGCATTAAGCTCATTGAATGCTCTGGTAAAATATGTTATCTCGCCATTTTTATATACTGCGATAACACGTACTCCATCATATTTTTCCTCACAATAAATTTTGTCCCATTTATCGATTGTTGAGTGATCATCAGTAGCTAGCATTAAGGAAGGATCCGGAATTAGTTCTCTAGAAAGTGCCTTATTAATTAGCTTTGCTCCAATCCCTATGTTCATTCTCTTGGTTAATATCTTCATAAGAGTCTTGCGGAGTTCTTCGTCTTCGCTTTCAACCTCTGATAATTTAGAAGATAATAATGTTTCCGCTCTAGATCTTAGCGAATCGTTTGCAGCGGGTGCTTTCTTTAAATCCTCAACCAAATCTTTAAACTCCTCCCATAAATTAGGATTATGCTCTTTACTCTGGGCTAGAAAATTTAACTTATGAAGCTTAGTGGTAACAAAAGGATTGAAGCACGTATCCAGGATATATTCCATCTTGGGATTTATAGACTCCCTAATTAATAACTGTTTTGCTTTTTGTGAGCCATCGCCTGTTAGTGATTCTAGTAATTTTAGAATCTTAATGTTGTTTACCGTTTCGTCAAATTTCATATATTGTATATTTTTTACAAATATATGAAATGATAACGGTTAAAAAAAATTATTCAAGGTATTTTCGGAAAAGAAATTATTATAATGCCACTGGATATTTAATATCCCATATTTCGCATTTTAACCATACTGTATTGATCCATACAATATATTGAAGGTGTTATGCTGATATAGTGGGTAGGATCGCTTATAAGCGACTATAAGCTGTATTAATGTAATACTTATAAAGTTACCTCTGGTGCTTTCCCTTCCTCACCTTCAGCTGGAGCAGCTTCACCTTCAGCACCTTCAGCTTTAGGAGCTTCTTTTGCCTCTTTTTTCTTGTAAGATTCGTTAGCTGCTAATTGGTCTGGAGTTAATCCAAGATATCTTTGTATAAGGTAATCATTATCAAAATATGCTTTTTCCTCTTCACCAGCTTTAACCTTAAGCTCTCCTAGGCCTTTAATGAATTCACTTCTTTTAGAAAAATTGGTTAGTTGAACCATCTCTTCGAATTCGCTCTCCCTATGAAAATCTAAGCCAAGATTTGTTTTAAAGCTTCTATCTCTAGATAGTTCAGGAAAATCTAAACACATCTGAATGTATAAAGGTTTTACCAGTATCTCCTGGAATATTGACCTTAATCTTCTTAGGAATTTCTCAAATCTTATTTCATCTCTTTCCAATTGATCTATGCCTGTCTGATAATTAACAGGTCCAGAAGCTCTAGAAGCAAACCTAGCATAAGGTATCTTTGAATCCATTTTAAGCTTGTTATAGAAATAAAGAACATTATCCATAACGTTGAAATCAGGTCCGCTTGGATTAAGAGACTCGATTTGAGGGGATTGCCCATTCTGTTCAGGAAATAGGTAGTTTTTATAAAACTGAACCTTAGGCCTCCCATTAACTGTTAATTCCCCTGATGCGTCATTAATTGCAATATCTTCCTTATAGTTTGACATTAGCTGTCCTAAAGTTTGCATAGCCTTTTGTGGAGATTGACTTCCCGTGGGTATGATAAATTTAAGTCTATATGAAGCATTCATAACATTCCAGATTATCCTGGAATTTTCCATGATTCTAAGTATGTTATACGATCTAACTAATCTCTCGATATAGCTAACCCTAGATACGCTGTTTCCTTTAGCATAAGAAATATAGACGATCTGCTCATTTGTAAGCTTTCTAGTCATCTGCGGATTCTTAGGGTATTGAATCCAGAATTGCTGATATTCGTTTTCCCCAATTTTTTCAACCGCTGGCTGAAGTGAAGAAGCATCCAATTCTTTGAACCCTATTATCTCCTTACCCTTGTTATCGTAGATAATCTCAAAAGCAAGAAATCCATCGATTAGGAATTGTTTAAAATACTGCCATCCTAGTATGGAATTCTGAAAGCCAAAAACATTATAAATCCTGTTATAATGATCAGCTATCTTATCCTTTACCTTTTCCTTAATATCTAGATTAACGAAAGAAGGATTAGCAAAATAATTTCTATCGTCGTATGTGATAGATTCGTCTGTAATAGTATCAAGTATAAATTCAATTTCTCCATTTAGTGAAAATTTTCTTAAGAAGTTTCTTTTTTCTATATAATCCTTATCAAAATAAGCAATATATTTTCTTACCTTAGTATCCTGATAGGAAGCTGTCCAATAGAAAGCATCATCCTGAGTAAACCCAGTTCCTTGCTGAGAGAAAGCTCCTTCAGTTTTACCTATAGCCTGAGAGTTTCTAACGACCATATCGTCATACTGCATACCAAACTTGGAAACCTTCCCGAGGTTCCTTATTATGTTGCCTAGAGCTGACTCGTTAGGTCTTAAAAAATCTAAAAATCCTGCCATTTCTTATTTTTATAATGTTACCTCTGGTGCTTTTTCTTCCCCTTCTTCACCCTTCTCTCCGCCTTCTTTCTTCTCCGCCTTTTTCTTTTCCTTCTCTTTTCTCTCCATGGCTTCCTTGTTTGCAATGATATCTTGTCTAGACATACCAAGGAATGTTTCAATAAGAAATGCAGTAGAGAAATATGGTTTTTCTTCGTCCCCAACTAATCCAGACATAGCAGTAACAGATTCTTTTCTTTTGTTTATCACGTCCATTTCTTGATTGATCTTAAATGGATTATCAGAAAAATAGTCAAGCCCTAATTGACTTTTAAACATGAAGTCTTTTTCCAAATGAGTATATTTCTTAGCCATTTGAATCCAAAGTGGCTTAGTTAATATCTCCTGGAATATTGATCTTAATCTTTCAACAAATTTAGAAAATTTTATTTCCTCTTTGTCTAATCCTTCTGCACCGTTAGAATACGGGGAAGTGTTACCTCCATCTGGGGTATGAAATCTCGAAGGCGGAACTTTAGATTCTTGTACAAATTTATCAAAGAAATACGATAGAGGAGCAGGGTCATTCAGGTTAGGACCTTCAGTATTGACAGGTTCAATAGTAGGTGTCCCATTAACTCCGGAAGGCATTAGATAGTTCTTATAGAACTGTATCTTAGGTTTACCGTCTACTAATAATTCTCCACTATCATCATTTAGCTGAATGTCCTCCTTATAGATGCTCATTAGTTCTCCTAATGTTTGCATACCTTTTTGAGGTGATTTAGTACCAATAGGAACTGTCATTTTTAATCTGAATGACGAATTCATTACTGACCATATAATTCTAGTGTATTCAATAATTCTTAGAATATTATAAGGTCTGATCAATCTCTCGATGTAGCTTACTCTAGATATTGAATTTCCTTTAGCATATGAGATATAAATTATCTGCGGATCGTAAAGTACTCTTCTTCTTTTAGGATCCTGCGGAAATTGTGTCCAAGTATTAATAAAGGTGCCATCTATTTGTTTCTCCACAGACGGAACAAGAGTAACCGAATCCAATTCTTTAAATCCTACAATATATTTACCGTCATTATCATAAATTATCTCAAAGCATAAAAACCCATCAACTAAAAACTGTCTGAAATATTGCCAGCCAGTTATATCGTCACTGAATCCCCATATATCATAAAGCTTTTTGTAATTCTCATATAAGTCATCTTTAAGCTTCTCGTTGATGTTTGTTATATCAATAAAGTCTGGGTATGCAAAAAAGTTAGCAGGATCATAAGATATAGCCTCGTCACATATCGTATCAAGGACCCATTCTATTTCTGGGTTAAGTGAAAACTTTCTCAGATAATCTCTTTTTCCCTTATAGTCCTTGTCAAAGTAAGAAATGAATTGTCTTGTAGTGATATCTTGCTTTGCTAACGTCCAAAGCATGCTTTCGTCTTCTATATTAGCCTTATTCTTATTTAAGAACGCAGCTTCGGTTACACCAACTGCTTGGGAATTTCTAATGACCATGTCATCATACTTCATACCAAAAGTACTTAGCTTTCTCACAGATTCTCTAATCCTCTGTATAACAGGGGATTGGGATGGATCATTATTATCTACAAAACCGGCCATTTAGTATATTTTAGTTATTCTAGTTACGAAACTTAAATTAATTTCGATTGATATTCATTATATATCCCCGCTATATCTAAGCCATCTACTTGGGACTTTCTAAGATATGGCAATTTATACCAATCGTCAAGGTCCAAAATGTGAAGATCCCTGATGAATGATGTCTTAAATCCAAAAACTGCAGACTCATAACCTGTACCAAGAAGCATTTTTTTAAGGTTCTCCTTTGTTAAAGGTAATGGGGTTATTGCTCCACCTTTTGTGTAATGATTCTGATTTTTTTCTATTATACTAGTGAAGTTATTATAGATATTGTCTAAGATTTTTATTCTATATTCAGGTGGGGTTACTATTAGATCTATACCTGAAAGTATAACACCATTTTCTTTTGTCTTATAAGAATCTGTGCATAACACTATGGGATTCCTATCAATAAACTTTCTTTTGTCCGTGATTTTACTATCAGTTGGATAGGGGAAAGAATATATTTCACCAGGAATGAATGGTGGCGAGAATTTCTTTTCAGAGTCACCATCTTTGAAATACTTCTTGGTAAATATATAGTCAGTATTTTTTACAAGATCTGTAACACTACTGAATTTTTTTTTATATTCTAATACTAATTCTGAATAGGTCATTTACTTTTGAATAAGAATTTTTCATCAACCACGCCGAATCTAAATCCTCTTTTTTCTGCCCACTCCTTTGCTGCTTTGAATTTTGCCTGATTGGTTATCCATACCTGCATGCTATGGTTATATGACTTTAACTTAGCAAGGGTCATACTTCCTTCGTATATGGGTTTTTGAGTTTGTCTTTCTGGCTTTATTTCAATAATCCATTCCTGTTCCTCCCCAGATTCTTTAAGCACCTTTATATAGAAATCTACATTATAATCATGATCTTTTTTATCCATAGGATTAAAATACTTAATTGCAATTGGTTCAGAACTCCATTTTAATATAGAATCGTTAGTATCACAATAGACACAAAAACGGGATTCCCAGGAAGATCTGTATATTATATTGTGGATATCTCCAATATACTTTTCTGGCTTAGATGGTTGAAATTTTCCAGATCTATAATCGCCATTAGGTTTTACCTTCTTTATATCAGTCATGAAGATTTGGATTAAACGTTATATGAGTTATCGTCGCCAGTTATATAACTGAATGGTATCATCTTAGGACTCTTTGGTGGATGTAACTTTTTCCAACCTTTTGCAAATCCATTCTTAGCTATTTGGGTAAAGTAAGCAAATGGGTTATTAGATTTTTCTGGATTAAATCTGTCCCAATATTTACAAAGATCTTCCATAGCAAATGCCATGCAATCTTCTTTATCCTCAGGATCTTTATAAGCCATTTTTTTGGATATACCATTTATCATCATGTTAAACATCCTTATAGTTTCAGGTGTTAGCTTACCTAATTTTTTTGATTCTATAACAGCGACAATAAGTTCACTATTTTTAACATATTCTTTTGTCATTAGTTCTTATATTTTTTTAAGGTTTGTGTACTTCTTTCTAGTAGAAAAAAGATAAATTATTTCAAAAAAAAGAGAACGTAGGTTATCTACGTTCTCCATTGGTTTTTAATATTATTTAGAATCTTCCTTAGTATCCTCTTCCTCTTCTTGTTCCTCCTGTTCTTTACCAGTTGGTGCTTTACTTAGCTTACCTACTGAGGAATCTACGAATTCTTTCCCTGGAGCATTTTGATTTTCTGCTTTAGGAGCGAAATAGAAGTTACGGCTTAGTTTTTTTTTAAATCGTCAGATTCGTCTAGGTTATATCCAATTTCGTCATTTACCTCGAAATCAATATCGCCTTCTTTTCCAGGAGCTTCTGCCAAATTCATGAATTTATCTAAAGATGTTACGTGCTTTGTCTCTTTAGCATTCTTACCTGATTCTGGAGCTTCTGCCATATCGCCTTCTGCTTCTGCACCTTCTCTAATGTTGTATCCTATTTCTTTATTCTTACCGTCTGCATCTTCACCTTTAAAATCAGTTTTATCTTTAGTTTCTGGTGCTTTGTCATCTAAAAGATCTTCACCTTCAACTTTAGCTTTTTCTTTCTTATTGTTACCTGGTGCTTTTGCCATTGCATCTGCTTTAGCTTTAGCCTCATTTACAGTTATATTGTAACCGTGCATGTGATCTAATTCCATTTCGATCTCGACACCTTCACCTTTAGGTGCCTTAGTAAATCCGTGTCCATCTGCAAATGTTTTCAATAAAGCTTTTTGCTCTTCTTCGCTTAGTGCAGATTTATTTAGATTTCTTGAAATCTCATTAGATTCTTTAACGTCTCCGCCTTCTTCTTCACCTTTAGCATCGTTATTTTTTTCAGCTGCTTGACTTAATGCTTCTTCTAGATCAGAAATTTCATTAACTAAGAAATCTGATGTTTTACCAGTGTCTAAAAGAATAGTGAATCTACCAGATGAACCGTCTACGGATATGATCTTTCCTGTTTCTCCTGATTCTTTAACTTTAATATAATCTCCAATGTTAAATTTTTCATCTTCGGATAGAGTTTCAACCTCAGGAGTGCTTTCAACTTTGTCTAATTCGATATTGATTTGATTCCATTTTTCTCTCAATACTGAAAGTTCGTTATTAAGTAAAGAATGTGCAGATTTCATTTCTTTCGAAG